GGGGAAAAAACTAAAAAACCTATGAGTGCTGGTAAAAAAATGGGTGGCATGGGTTATTAACCACATGACTATACCCTTTGCAGAGCTAGTAGCTATAATAAATAAGAAAGCAGAAGCTCAAAAGCATAGTAATAAGAATAGATATGGCCAAAACAAAAAGCACCGTAAACAAAGCAGGCAATTACACCCAACCAGGTAAGAGAAAGCAGATCTTTAATCGTATTAAAGCTCAAGCATCACATGGTACAGGTGCTGGTAAGTGGTCTGCACGTAAAGCACAGGCTTTAGCCAAGGCATATAAAAAAGCAGGCGGAGGATATAAGTAATGCTTAAAGGTAAACAAAAAAAATTAGATAAGAATAGAGATGGTAAAATCTCAAAAGTAGACTTTACACTATTAAAGAAAAAGAAAAATAATGGCACTAGCAAAAAGTCAAAAAAGCCTAAAGTCTTGGGGTAAACAAGATTGGCGTACTAAATCAGGAAAGAAATCTTCTGTAACTGGTGAGCGTTATCTTCCATCCAAAGCTATTAAGGCATTGTCTTCTGCAGAATATGCTGCAACAACCAAAGCTAAGCGAAAAGCTAAAGCTAAAGGTAAACAAGTTTCAAAACAACCAAAGAGTATTGCTAATAAAGTAAGAAAATATAGAAAGATATCATAATGAAAGGCGTAAAGCACTATACAAAAGACGGTAAAGAATGGAAAGGTGCTACGCACAAAATGCCTAATGGTAAACTCCATACAGGTAAAAGCCATAGTAAAAACAGCAAACCTTTAGTACATAAAAAAGATCTTAAAAAGAAAAAAACTAAGAAGGCATAACGCATGGCTAAGTCACCAGCATGGACTAGGAAAGAAGGCAAGAATCCTAAGGGTGGATTAAATGCTAAAGGCCGTGCAAGTTATAATAAAGGCAAGACTAAGACTGGTAAGAAGCGTAACCTTAAAGCACCAAGTAAAGTTAAAGGTAATAAAAGAAGAGCATCATTCTGTGCTAGAATGAAAGGCATGAAAAAGAAATTGACCTCTGCTAAAACAGCAAGAGATCCTGATTCAAGAATAAACAAATCATTAAGAGCATGGAATTGCTAAAGGAAATAATATGAAAAAATTAATGTGGATTAAAGATAAAGTTATGGCGTTGCCAAAGCATAAGCAAATTGCTTTAGCTATTGCTGTAGTTGCACTAATTATTGTTATATGCTTCTAGACAAAAAAGAAGCAACACAATTAACTGAGAAGCAAAAGATATTTCTCTCTGCTCTATTTGGGGAAGCCAATGGTGAACCAAGAGCAGCTGCAGAGATTGCAGGCTATGCTCCCACCTCATATCCGAAAGTGGTACACGGTCTTAAAGACCAAATCCTAGAACGTGCCGAAACGGTATTAGCAGCTCACTCACCGAAAGCTGCCTTAAGCATAGCCAACGCAATAGACGATGATGGCTCTATACCAGGAGCAAGTATTAGAATGGAAGCAGCTAAACAGATACTCGATAGAGTAGGTTTAGTCAAACGAGAGAAGATAGATATTAATGCCAAAATAGCCCATGGTATTTTTATACTGCCAGCCAAAGAAGCGTAATGAAAAATATATTATACAAGATATTTATTTGGTCAGGAAAAATACATAGTTGGTCGTGGACAATGTTATATGGGAAACGAAATAATGAGTCTAGGTCTTAGAAAAAGAATTGCAAGAACTGTTCCATTTGGCTACAAAGTAAGTGAACAAGATGAAAAATTATTAGAGCCGATCCAAGAGGAACTCGAAGCTATAGAACAAGCAAAACAATATATTAAAAGTTGTTCCTATCGAGAAGTTGCTGGTTGGATGGAAAGAAAAACGGGTAGATATATATCTGCTCCTGGCTTAAGAAAGGTATTAAATAGAAATGGCTGAATACACATTTAGAGGTTATATTATAGGCCCTCAAGAATATGAGCCCGCTTATGATAAAGACGGAAATCAAAAAAAAAATAATAGAAAGTTATCACCTAATAAAGAAAGTGTAACTATAAAAGCGTCTGGTGCTACTGAGGCTGAAGCAAAAAAAATAGCGTCTAAAGATATTAAAAATTCAAAACAGTATGAAAGATTTAAATCTAATATCAGTTCTAATGCTCCAACAAATCCTCGTGTGCAAATAGAAGAAAAATCTAAACACGATGCAAAATTTAAAGCAAAAATAAAAGCTGCAGGATCAGGCAGTATAATGTTAGGGCCAGATTTAGTTAGGCCAGATGATAAAAAATATTTTGGAACTACTGACAATAGAGGTTATAGAGATATAAAAACTAGAGGAAGTTAATGGTAGACAATGTCGAACCACCTAAAAAGAAAAAGAAAACTATAGCTAAAGCAAAACGATCTGCTAAAGCTAGTATTAGTGATATAGCTAAACAAGTACAGAAAGCTAAAGATGATTATCACAATGCACAAAAAAAGTTAAAGAATAAAAAAGAAGCTATTAAAAAAGCTGATGATACTCTAGAGAATAAACAAAATATAGTTATTGAAGAAGATCTAGAAGTAGTACCACCTAATGTAAAAAAGGCAGTACAAGAACGAGAGGTTATATTTGAAGCTAACGAAGGTCCTCAAACTCAGTTCTTAGCTGCATCAGAACGAGAAGTATTTTATGGTGGTGCAAGAGGTGGAGGTAAATCATATGCAATGCTTATTGATCCACTAAGATATTGTGATAAACAAAAACATAGATGTTTATTAATTAGACGTTCTATGCCAGAACTAAGAGATTTAATTAATCACTCACAGCAATTATATCCAAAGGCTTATCCTGGAGCTAAATGGAGAGAGCAAGAAAAAGAATGGAGATTTCCATCAGGAGCAAAAATAGAATTTGGATATGCTGAAAATACTACTGACGCACTTAGATATCAAGGTCAGTCTTATACATGGATTGGAATCGATGAGCTACCACAATATCCCAATGCAGATATTTATAATTTTTTAAGATCTTCTCTTAGATCAGTAGATCCTGAAATACCAGTATATATGAGAGCCACTGGTAATCCTGGCAATGTAGGATCAACATGGGTAAAAGAAATGTTTGTAGACCCTGCAGTACCGAATGAAAGGTTCTCAATAGATATTCAAACACCGCTTGGTAATAGATCAATAACTAGAAGATTTATACCAGCTAAGTTACAAGATAATCCTTACTTAATGCAAACCGAGGATTACTATATTATGTTGGCTTCTTTGCCTGAAGTGCAGAGAAAACAATTTCTAGATGGAGATTGGGGAGCCTATGAAGATGCAGCTTTCCCAGAGTTTAATAGACAAGTACATGTAGTTAAACCATTTGACATTCCTAGAAACTGGCATAAGTTTAGATCTTGTGACTGGGGATACTCATCTCCTGCATGTGTACTATGGTTTGCTATAGACTTTGATAATAATCTTTGGGTGTACCGAGAGTTATATACAAAAAAAGTTGTAGCAGATATATTCGCAAGACAGGTATTAGATATGGAACGTGGTGAGTATATTCGTTATGGCATATTAGATTCCAGTACTTGGGCACGAAGAGGTGATGTAGGTCCAAGTATAGCAGAAACAATGATAACTGCAGGATGTAGATGGCGACCATCTGATAGATCACCAAGAAGTCGTATAAATGGTAAGTTAGAATTACATAAACGATTTTCAGTTAGAGATAGAGGCGATGAAAAAAAACCTTCTTTATTTATTTTTGATAACTGTATAAATTTAGTACGAACACTACCTCTACTACCGTGTGATAAAAACAATCCAGAAGATGTTGATACACACACAGAAGATCATGCATATGATGCATTACGTTACGGTTGTATGTCTCGCCCCATTAACACAGAACGAGATGGTTTTGATGGCTTTGAAAAGCATAAAAATTTTAAACCAGCAGATAGAGTATTTGGATACTAATGGATATAGACAATAAAAAATTAAGAGTAGGTTTTCAAGATCTTATTATTAAAGTAGAAAATCCTGATTTTAAAAAAGATAATCTAACAGATTGCTATGGTCAGTACTTACAACGTGAGAACGCTATACAAATAAATGCAGGACTAGAACCTCATGATCTGTTAAATACAGTTATACATGAGATTTTTCATGCCTGTGTATACGTAAGTGGGTTAACCCAAAAAGATAATCCTCTTGCAGATGACGAAAAAGAAGAAACTGTAGTAAATAATTTAGCTAATATATACCATACAGTTATAAGAGATAACCCATGGCTTCTTAAATATATGCAAGAAGCTATAACAAAAACAAAAACTAAGGAGAAATAAATGCCAAACATAATGCAAAAATATAAACAAGGCGATCTAGACGAAAACAATGCAGGTTACGGAAACTCTGCTAAGTCTGGCAAACCTGCTAATAATATGCCTGCTGTTGAAGAAGGCGGAAAAAACGAAGACGCACCTAAAGTAAAATCTAATATGGTTGACGGAAAAGTATTTTCTATGGCTGACGAACGCGACTACTAAACTAGGAAAATAATACATGGCTGATATAGAGAATCCAACTGATGACATTTTAGGATTAGACGAGCCAGATGATGATAAGTCTTATGACCAAGAGTTTTCAGATCTTCAAGGTTTAATTAAAGGAAGATTTATAAAATCTGAAGACTCAAGATTATTTGATGAAAGTAGATGGTTACGAGCTTATAGAAACTATAGAGGAATCTATGGTTCTGATATGTCTTTTACAGAGAAAGAAAAGTCTAGAGTTTTTGTTAAGATAACAAAGACTAAAGTACTAGCTGCTTTTGGACAACTCATTGAAGTCTTATTTTCTGCTGGAAAATTTCCAATTGGAATAGAGCATACAGATGTACCTGAAGGTATAGCAGAATATGCTAGAGTAAAACAAGATGGAGAGAAAGCAGAGCCAGAAGAAAATGATGGTGTAGATCTTTATGGCTATCCTGGTGATGGTAAAGAAATGCAACCAGGAACTACTACTGCTGATTTACTTAGAGGATTATCTAGTGAGTATGAAGGGATTGATTTTGTTGAAGGTGCTTCACCTACATCACCACAGATACCTCAGATACAACCAGCTAGGCAAGCTGCTGAAAGATTAGAAAAATTAATACATGATCAATTAGAAGGTACTTCTGCAATTACTATGCTACGGCATGTATTGTTTGAAATGGTTTTACTTGGTACTGGTGTATTAAAAGGTCCTTTTACTCATGATGAAGTTTTACATGCATGGGATACAGATGAAGAGACTGGGGAAACCATTTATAACCCTAAAGCTAAAACTGTTCCTAAGTTAGAAGCAGTTAGTGTTTGGGATTTTTATCCAGACCCTGATGCTACTAGCATAGAAGATTGTGACTATGTAATACAACGCCATTCATTAAATAGAACACAATTAAGAAACTTAAAGAATCGTCCTTTTTTTAGAAAAAAAGCCATCTCTGAATGTTTATCAATGGGAGAAAACTACGAAGTTCGTGGCTTTGAAACATCGTTATTAGATAGAGAAAATGTAGACGATCTTAAAAAGAAAAGATTTGAGATCTATGAATACTGGGGCTCAATGGATAAAGCTCTTGCAGAAGAAGCTGGCATAGAACTAGATGACAGTATGAATGATCTAGATGAAGTGCAGATTAATGCATGGATATGTAATAATCAAGTATTAAGACTAGTGCTAAATCCATTTACACCAGAACGTTTACCGTTTCATGTGTGTCCATATGAGATAAACCCATATCAATTCTTTGGTGTAGGCATACCAGAAAATATGGAAGATGCACAAATGGTTATGAATGGTCATGCAAGAATGGCTATTGATAACTTAGCGTTAGCTGGTAATTTAGTATTTGATATAGATGAAACTCAATTAGTACCGGGACAAGACATGAGTATATATCCTGGTAAGATATTTAGACGACAGTCTGGCATAACAGGAACAGCAATCAATGGATTAAAGTTCCCTAATACAGCCACAGAAAATTTAATGATGTTTGACAAGTTTAGGTAATTAGCAGATGATCTCTCCCC